TAGGGTTTTTTCCAACTGAAATCTTTGTGGCAGTTCCTCCAGTTTTATATCTGTCAAACTCAGCAGCAAAAGCAGAGCAAAGGAAGTAATCGAATAAGTCCGAGAAGTGGCCATATTTCTGGCTCCGCACTTTCGTCTTTGTGTCTGTTTCTGTTTCTTTCAACTTCGTTCCGTCTGCTGCTTCTTTTAGCTGTATAAAGTCTGCTATTGCTTTTTTGCACTTTCTGTTTATCCGCACAGAGAAATTACTTTCCTTTTCCAACTCTGTGTTTATCCAATTGCCGCGCATTACTACAGATGGATTGGCTTTTAATACCCTATTTGTTGGCTTGTAATCTTTTAGATAGTCCACGATAAGGCGAAAGAAATTATACCCCTTTTCCAACTTTGTATCTTCTTTGTTTGCTGTAGCGTCTCCGTAGATAAAAACGCCACTACTGTGCGCGGGGTAGCGCCGTATAATTTCTGAGCAGACTTTTCGGACAGTATTGTTTGGTGTTTCTCCAGCAATTTCGTCCACCATAACCACTTCTCTATTCACTACTTTCCCAGCGGCATCTTTTACCATGTGAATTTGGAATATACCGCATGGTAGGTATGGATTTACATTATCGTCCCAACTTATGTGTAACGGCAGTTCTGGTCTGTAGCTGTATTTGTCTCCTTCCACAATGTGTTGCTCTATCTCAAAACATTTATAGAACTCTCCGCCTACTTTTATTTGCATATTCCAATTCCCTTCTACAAATACTTCATAGCGGTATCGTGGCATATTACGCAGTAGGGAAAGGTAGTCCTCTGTGAGGTTAGGGTTATCTGTAACCAGCGACTGAATATAGAGCCACTTCTTTGGAAGTTGCCCACTTTCGTGTCTGTCAAAAACTCTAGTCTTAACCCAATTAGGAGTTGGATTACAAGTTGCTAAAATTATCGGCTTTGGCCGCGGGGTGCATTCCCAGCGCCCTGCTCTTCCGAAAGCAATATCCAAACTATCTTCTCGGCACTCGTTTATTTCTTCAAATAGAAACCCATTTACTTCCAATCCTCGCATCCAGTTAAGTTCCTTATCATTATCGTAGTTTTCCCCTTTGAAGAGAATAACCGAGCCGTTTGGGTGCGTGTATTCATAAGGGTTTTCTCTGAGTTTTCCAGAAGGGTTTAATTTCTTAAAACTTGGAATTGTTGTTATCCGTATTTTTTCTAGGTCTTCACGGATAACGCACCACCTAGACTTCGGGAATATTTCGCACATGATTAGCAGCGCACACAATCCCCAAAAGGTTTTGCCACCTCCCATGGCTCCTCCGAAGAGGATAAACTCGTACAGCTCAGAAGATATAGCGTCCATAGCCAGCTGCTGCTTCTCCGTAAACTCTATAATGTTAGTTTGCACTCTGTAGGAATCTTTTGTGCCTCATGAATAGGCGAAGATACAACTTGGGGCTGGATTCCAAGAAATAAAATAAGGGGAGTTTAAATTCTATTGGCCTAAACTGCTGCTTTATTTTCATATACTTATTACTTTGTCTCCCCACTTTATGGCTGTAGGAATGTTTATTTTTTCTCCGTCTGTAGTAACGTCCAATTTATCTCCATATTTCTTCTGCGCCAACTTACTAGCTAGCCACTTCCGAGTATCTACTCTCAGCCTACTTCTGTTTATTGCTTCTGCGTTTACTCTGTAGCCTTCCTCTTCGTTTCCAACAATATCGTTGGAAGTTTCGTCCGCTATAGTAATACACTCAGCAACTAGCAGGTCGGCTTGTATTTCTTTTGCGCGCGCGTATCTGTCCATAAAGCTCGGCGAATTTTTCATTATTTTATAGAACGTCTGCGGGCTAGGATAAGCGGGATTTTCTCTCAGAATATGGTGGAGGCCTTTGTTTGTAGTTGCTATAATATCAAAAACAGATTCCATCATCTGGTCCAGTTTTTCTGCTGTTAGCGCTTCTCTAGTTTCGCTGGCTCTCAGAACTATTACGGCTTCTTTTTTGTTGTTTGCTTTTTTCTTTGTTGCCATGCTACAAATTTAGTCTTTAAAAATCATTTGTGGCCAATCTTTTGGTTTAAATGCTTCTATGGATTTATTAGGCTTCGCCTTCCTCTGTTTCGTGTTCTCTCCCATACTCTTTTACGTTTTCGCAGCAGCGTGGCTAGGATAGCTCCTAATACAGCCCTGCCATTTCGAGCGTTTCTCTGTGCTTTTGCTCTAAAAAATCCTTGTGTTGTTTCTTATCTCCATAATTCACATGGCATTTTCTACAGAGAGCCATAAGGTTTTCCATTGCATTTAGCTTCTCCGCTGCTATGCTTCGCGCTTCTATGTGGTGAATATCTACAGCCTTAGCGCTGCAAACTTCACATGGAATAAAATCCGCTACAGTATAGCCGAACGCTTTGAAATATGCTTTTGTGTAGCTCTTCACTTCGTTTTGTCCACTATAGGCTTTGGAATAGAAAATGCTTTATTGATTCTGCCAATAGTTTTAAGGCAATTCTTTTTGTCTTTGTAGGTTTCGCTCAGAGCTATTATTTGGCCGTTTCGCGCTGTTATTACAAAATAAAATTGTCCGTCTGCTGAGTTTCTAATTTTGAATTTCATTTTTATTTGGATTTTAATCTGTTTTGAATACCACAAAAGTCCACAACGGATAGATACATAGCGCCTAGCAAGCTATCTCCTAAGAACAGCGCATGGCCATTTATTCTAGCCATATACTCTTCTCTGTTTTCTTGGTTTAGGCCGAGTGTCCTAAAGTATGGAAATTCTACTGTGCTTTCTCCGTCTCCGATTTTCTCTCTCAGTATTTTTCTCACAACTGGCATAAGCCATTCCCACTTTTTAAAATCTATTAAATGGAGGCGCTGCTCTGTTTCTCCAGTGCTTTCTCCGTCTTCTTTGTGGAATATAGGATAGAGGTTTGGAACCATATAGCCGCGCTCTGTCTTCTCCCAGCCTAGATAGTCTGCTATGTCTATTGTTTCAAACTGTTTTTTCATGCAAATAACTTCTGGAAACTCAGGGTATTCTTCCCCCTTCTTAGCTATAGCATCCAAAGAAGCGGCTAGTTTTTTAGTTGCCACATTATCTGCCGAGTAGTTATCAAATCCATAATACCAATCCATAACGTCTTTAATGCTGAGCCTCTTTGTTGTTTTATCTATTTTCATTTTTCATTTTTTGAGTGTTGCTAATTTTTCCAAATGATTTATTTCTGCGTCCGCAGTATCTCCCCATATCTCTTTTTCCAAATTTAGTAGTTGCGCTTTTGACTGCAATACACAATGCAAGTTTACTTTGGTTCCTAGTGGAAAATCGCACTCAACCAGGACCTTCATTCGCTTTATATTATACTCTATTATTTCAAGTTGCTGTAATGCTGTGAATTTATTTGCCATAGTTGTTTATTTATTTAATTCCGATAACGTTGGATTAAACGAAATTCCTCCAGAGCGAGGAACTGCCGTTAATCCTGGCGTTATAAGCAAGCTGCTACGTTCCTGCTTCGTTTGACAATTCCGTTTGAAAAGAATTTAAAAAAAGCCCACCCGCTTCAACTTTTTCAAAGTTGTTAGGTTTTTCTACATAGTGCTTTGGATATGGCTTCTCTTTCAATAAGCAATCTTTTATACTTTTTTGATTAAGAAAATAAATATACCTAAATTGTCTTAACTCAATTTTTACAGCGGTTTCTTGCCAGTTCTTAGCCTCTAATTCCGCTTTTTTACCCCTTGCATTATTAGTTACTATTGAGTTATGAAATATCTCGTTTTCAAATTCCCACATTATATTAGTATGTTCGCCATAAAATCTGAAATTTGCAGCTTGATAAACTATACCTAAACCGCCACATCTTTCATCAGCAAAAGATTGTATCCATTTCACGGTTTTAAATTTACTTCTAATGTATTTTATTGCATAGCTTATGGCTTTACTTTCTGTATTCCGTTCAGCTTTATCATCAAACCACATTCTGTTTAATTCCTTATACTCGTTTAGTTTTGTATTTGAAACAACTGACCCCATACTTTGCGGGTTCATTGCGTATCCAAATTGTAAGCATCCTAATAATTCGCCATTTATAAAACACCCTAAATGTATGTGAGTTGTTGCGTCATTGCATACTTTATGGCTATAATGGTTTTTAATTATCATTTCTTTGCTTTTCTTTTTAGGTATTTCTTTTATGTAAAATTCATCACATCCAAATCCTATTATTTCTTTTGAGCCAAACATTGACTGTTGGTCGCTATAAATTAAATCTTTTTTTGCCATAGCTCTGCTGTTTTTTTTAATAAAACCTTAGTTCAGTTTTTCAATTCAATATTTGTGGTATAACACCGCCCAGCGCATAACACGGGTTTGGCGCAAGCCTCGTTCCTCTGCCTGTCGCCAAGCCCGAAAACGTTAGCTGCCATTTAAAACGACACACAACCAAGCGTTAAGTTGTTTGGCATCTTCAATACTCATATTAAATCCCGTTTCATTTGGTATAGGATATTTTGTTTCATCTGACAAATTATTTAATTCAAATGAAATTACAGGTATGTGGTCGCTACTCCATTCGCATTTTTCAATATCCATTATGTACCAGTTGTTTTTATCTATTGTACTTATTTTCATTTTGTCAAGTTATAAGTTTACTTTTTTAATCAATTTGTCAAGTTGTAGGTTGACGAAAAACGGCAGCTAACAATATATTGGCAAAAGGAGGGCAGACGTGATACTATCAACAGTAGTGCTACAAATCCCGCCCTTCGCCAATATTTTGCCGTTACTTCAAGTTTATTGTTCAAAAAACTTGACTTTTAAAACCCAAGTATTCCACCATTAGGAGAAGGTAAGCCAACCACGATGTCTGTAATACTTCCAGAACATCCATTTGCACCTGTTGTAGTGTAAGTGATTGTTTGGCCAACCATTGAAGGAGTTATTGTTGTAATTACGTTTCCAAGGCCGTCTGTGTAAGTTCCACCT